GGGCTTAAACCCACATTGGATATATTTAATAAGAAATAGTAAATATGTTTAATATTCTATTAATTAAATTAAATAACTTTCTAACTAAACTTCTTTGGAAACAAGAACAAAAAAGAAGAATAGTAAGATTTAAAAAAATAATAACTAAAAGCAACAAATTTAAAAAGAGATAACCTATATGACTAACAATTTTCCTTATAAAAAAATTAAAGGAGAATTGCATTGGTTTGATGCTAAGTCTAGAACTGGTTGGTCTACTAAAGAAGACATGAAAGAATTAAAACCAGCTACTTGTGTAACTAGTGGTTGGATATTTGAGGAGACAAAAGATTATATTAAAACATTCTCTACGTACTCTTTAGATGACGATGGAAGTATTGAGTTCGGGGAAATAGTGGTCATACCTAAACAATGGATAATTAAATAATGTATAATATAATTATTTGGTTAGCTTTGTTTGTTAATGGGTTTGATGAAGTGTTACCAATATATAATCCAAATCTTTTATTTAAAGATAAAAAATCTTGTGAAGAATTTATTAAGACAAATTATTCTAGTATGTCTGTAGATATTCATAAACAATTCCAATTCCAAAAAGAAATACAATTAAAAGAAATTATAACAATGGAATGTATTGTAATTGGTAATAAGATATGAAATTTAAAAATGGAAAACAAAACTACTATTGTGTATGGAAACTTTGGGCTGGATTTTGTTCATTGTTAAATAGTTGTAAATGTGTTAAACCTAAATGTAAACCTAACTGTAAATGTAAAAAATGCCACTAAACACTAAAGGACGTAAAGTATTAAAAGCTATGCAAAAGCAATACGGTGCTAAACGTGGAAGACAAGTATTCTACGCATCTTTTAATAAAGGAACTATTAAAAATGTCAAACAACGATAAAGTTAAAACACTAGAAGATTTACACGAACTATTAGCTAAAACTCTACTAGACAAAATTAGAGACCCAGAAGTTAAAAGTGCTGACCTAAACGTAGCCCGTCAATTCCTAAAAGATAACAATATAGACTGTATTCCAAAGCAAGGAAACTCGATAGGCAAATTAGCCGAGGAATTGCCCTTTAAACTTGAAGATTTACAAGATATAGTGCAGGACAAGGAATACAACTAAACCACGCATATACGTGGCTTAAAATCGGAAATAGAGGGCATTTATGAGTGATATAACACGTGACTTTAGGAACTTCCTATATTTAGTGTGGAAACACCTCAATATTGAGCCTACCCCAGTCCAGTACGATATAGCCGACTTCTTACAGAAAGCTCCTCGTAGAAGTGTCATACAAGCATTTCGAGGTGCAGGTAAATCTTGGATATGTAGTGCGTTTGTTTGTTGGAACTTATTGCGTAACCCAGATTTAAAATTCTTGGTAGTATCTGCTTCTAAAAACAGAGCCGATGACTTTAGTACATTCACTAAGAGATTAATTAGTGAGATGGATATATTAAAACACCTTACACCAAAGGCAGACCAAAGGGGTAGTAATGTCTCCTTTGATGTCGCTTTGTCTAGGGCATCTCACGCACCTAGTGTTAAGTCGGTTGGTATAACTGGACAGATAACTGGTTCTAGAGCTGATTTCATTATTTCAGATGACTGTGAAAGTTTAAACAACTCATTGACACAAACAATGAGAGACAAGTTATCGGATAGCGTAAAAGAATTTGAAGCCGTATTATCTCCTAATGGTAAGATTGTATTTCTAGGTACACCACAGTCAGATATGAGTTTGTATAACGAGTTACCTACTCGTGGGTATGAAGTTCGTATTTGGACTGCACGTATGCCTGAAACTAGTAGGATTATTAAATATGGTAATCGGTTAGCTCCGTTTGTTATTAATAGTAATCTAGCTGGTGGTGAGCCTATAGACCCTAAACGATTTACTGATACCGACCTAAAGGAAAGAGAAGCCTCTTATGGTCGTTCTGGGTTTGCTTTACAGTTTATGTTGGACACTACATTGTCCGACAAAGAAAGATTCCCCCTTAAATTGTCTGATTTAGTAGTTATGGATATAGACAATAAGGTAGCACCAGTACAATTAGCTTGGGCTGGTTCTCAGGAATATGTTTGTGATGATTTACCTAGTGTCGGATTTACAGGAGACAAGTACCACAAACCTATGTTCGTATCACAAGAGTTTGATGCTTATAAAGGTTCGGTAATGGCTATTGACCCTAGTGGTAGAGGTAGTGATGAACTAGGTGTTGCTATTATCAAACAACTAAATGGAAACCTATACCTACACACTTGTAAGGGACTACAAGGTGGTTATAGTGAAGGTAATCTAATAACCCTAGCTAAGATGGCTAGAGATGCTGAAGTTAATATGGTTATTGTTGAGAGTAACTTCGGTGATGGTATGTTTACACAATTACTTAAACCAGTAATTAACAAATACCACCCAGTCACATTTGAGGAAGTTAGTCACTCTAAACAAAAGGAACTAAGAATAATAGATACCTTAGAACCATTACTTAACCAACACCGACTAATTGTTAGCCCACAGCTTATTAGGGCTGACTTTGATACAAACGACCCACACTACCAACTGTTCTACCAATTAACTAGAATCACTAAAGATCGTGGTTGTCTACGTAATGACGATAGACTAGATGCTTTGGCAATAGGGGTAGCCTACTGGATTGAGCAACTAGCAGTAGACAGTACAAGACAAGTAGAGGATTTTAAAGATAGGAAGCTACAAGCTGAACTAGATAGGTTTATGGAACACGCTGTAGGTAGGAAGACAAATAGGGATAATTGGATAAAAATATAACTAACCACCAATAGATACTAATAATAGACTACTACTAGACTAATAATAGACTACTACTAGTTCCTATATAAGTGTTATATAGGTTAGTTATAAGTGTTATACTAGTTCCTAACACAACTAGTATACTAATAGGTATACCAGTAGTATACCAGCTGGAGACTAACAACTAATATAGACTTATATGTCTATTTTACGGTGATTTGCGTAGTTGTCAAATACTTTTTTTAAAAAAATATGAAAGGGTATCTCGATTGCTCACGGTCACAAAAACCCCCCTCAACCCCCAGTTGTACAACTTTAAATTGTATTTTAAAATACCCGTGTAAATTGTGGGTTTTAGACAAATAACTAAAAAAGATAAACTATCTTTTATTTATTATTGATTATTATTGATTAAAAATTAATTGGCTTAATTGAGATACAGCCCGTATCTGTTTTTTTTTATTTTAGGTATTAAACAACTTATCCAATTTTAATTGTAATTCTAGTTTTTCTTTATCTGGTAAGAACTGGATATAATCGGTTAACAACTCATAAGCATTTTTATACAAATCAAAATTAACCGAATTTATACACATTAAACAGAATAAATCTGGGCTATGATTACAACTCAAATCATTGGTATCTGGTTTCAATCTCATACACATAATATTAATTTAATTCTCACACTCACAGTTTTCGCCCTCAATATAATCACTCTCGCAATTATGGCAATATCGATAGCCGTCATCATCATCAGTATCGGTTTCAACCCTTACTATTGGAACTGGTATTCCTAAGGGTTTATAAGTTTTTAAACTTTCATCAAATTCTACTAAAAACCTCTTTTTATTCATATTACTTTAAAAATTTCTTATTTAAAACGATTTCTAGGGGGTAAGTTAAGACCTTGCCTTACCTAAGCACCCCCCAGAAAATTATTTAATCTGATTTATGTTTATTTTTATTCTACTCAACTAAATAATAGATATGATTATCTAGTTTAGCTTTTTTAGTTATTCGATTAGTGATTAGTTTATCTATTCCATAAAATAAAATGAATAAGACAAACACACTAAAAGCCAACACTAAAAACAAAATCAAATCATCTAAAAAGTAATTTTCCATTTTGTTTATTTTAGTTAGTTTAAAGTTTTAAACTTGCTTTCCAATTCCATTAAATAGAATTTAGCAAATTTAGTTATTACTATTTTATTATTAACAGTAAAAAAACTTGATTTAGAACTAACAGCATTAAAGTATTTATCTCTAAAATTATTAACCTTTAAAACAGTTAAGTGCCTTTTATCATTATTTTTAGTTAATAACATATTATAAACAAATCAATATCACAGATTAAAACTAAATTAAATATTTTTTTCTCTTAATTGTTTTTGTTTTTTTGCAATTTGCCGTATTTGTTCGTGGCATAATCCTAACTCTAGTGATAATTTCCTTAAACTTTTTTTATTAGGTAAGTTTCTTTGTTCAAAAATATAATTATCTCTTTCAAAATTTGTATTAAAATTTTTAGATAAAATAATATTGTTTTTATATTTAAAATTAAAATCATATTTTAATGTGATATTATTTAAATACAAATTTACATCAAATAAA